CGATTGCATTGGCAAGCTTGCGACTATCCTCGGTCTCAGTCGACGCCATAAAATAGGCTGAGTAAGCGTGCGCCATGGGATTTTCTTTCCAGTCATGGAAATAGCCGGTCCAACCCCGGGAGACTTCGGCAATGGCCTTCACCTTCGCAATCGGCAGCAAGGTTGGGTTGCCATATGCGCCAAACCGTATTTTTCGCCCGGCAAATATTTCGGCGTATTGGTACGGCTGAGCCTCGGGATAGATGCCACGGTGGAAACCTTTCCACACCGCCAAAGGGGCTTGACCGACATTTACATAGCACCCATTACCACTAGCAAAAGGGCAACCCTTGCAAATCGTTTTCGCATCGATGCCGCTTGCCACCGCTTTCACGGGGTGGATATCCTCGAGAACGAACCAAATTTGGGACATATCCCCCGTTTTTCGGTTGTCGGTTTTTAGCGTCACGATTGCCGCGAATCGTTGGCCGTTGATTGTTCCGCGATGAAGAACATAGCCTTTTGGCTTGCGCGATTTCTTCTTTTTTTCGTGATTGGCGACTATCGCCCCCGCCCAAGTAGTTGCAATTTGATTGATCATGGCTTGTATCGTTGGTTTGGTTTGGTTTGGTTAGGCAAGGATCTTATGGTCTTCGATTGAATCGGAAACTTCGGACAGGGCTTGCATCAATCCGTCAAGATGACGCGATGCGAATTCATAATCATCCGTCCAATCTGGAAGTGATTCCATGAATTCAATCTGATTGTCAATTTCGCGCTCGAGGGACTCCGCGTCGCGCTTCAGTCTTTCCAATTTCGTTGTCATTTGTCGTGGTGTTATTGTTAGGCGTTGCGTCTCGCAACTGGTAAGACAATCGCATAACGGGAAAAGATTGCCAATAACTAATTGCGAATAAGTGAAAATATATTTCAACAATTCATCGAAATAAGATTGACAAGCCACTAAACCCCTTAAAACAAGGCATTTCCCACAATCACAAGCCACAAAGGAAAATGCATCCAGCGCGGAAATTAAACCCACAAGCGGAAAGGGAAAGCAATGCAAGCCAAGATTCAACACGCCCAAGATCATTCCCTTTGAGTGTGAATGAATGAGAAACGAGAGAAGGAAGGAACAAGGCCAAGGCAACCAACAAGCGGGAAAATCCATTCATCATTCACAAAGGAAAAACCTAACGCGCGAGGCAATCACATTGCATTGTGTTATTACTCTTAACATGTCCGGCGCACAGTCTCCTAGGGTCGACTGGCTTCGGTAAGGGGATTTCGCTGGAGCGAATGATACAGAAGTCTGAAAAACTGTCAATGTTTTTTTCTTATTGCAATTAAGTTGCGTTAAGGTAAAGCGCAATCCCTAGTGTTCACTTGCCCAGTATTCAAGCGAACATCTACCTATTGTGTAGCATGCCGCTAATGTATTAGGCTCGATTGTTTAGCCTGGCGCTAATGTATTCCACAAGCCAAGCCATAGCATGAAGCGCATGATTCAAGCGATTGTTTAATATTCCACGAGACACAAGGCACGCATGGCCACATGAACAGCGCACAGATGAACATGTTCACATGAACACCATAGGGGGGGAGGGGGTCGACACCGGCGATGATCGTAACACTGCCATCCATAAATCAGCCAGACAAAAAATGGCTAAAGGGCGGGTATCGTGGTTAGGAGTTTGATGATGGCTATGAGGGTTGACATGACGGTTGAGGTGATGCTTAACGCTGTTGTTGACATAATGTGTAGTTTTGGTGTAGTCTTCTTTGTGGCTGGGCTATATTGGTTTGGCCGAACCTTAATTATTTTATGTCCTCTCCTGTTTCGTATGATTTACAAGGCCAAGGTGGAAGCATTGTTCTTTCGACTGCAGCTACCACCTACACTGGCAACATCCGTTGGATTCAGGTGATTAATGACGCTGTACTGGCGACCGTGGCGAGTGCGTCTGGCAACGTCTCTGGTTCGTCTAGGTTGGCGAGCATCACGCTTCCTGCTGGTCTTGGAATTGGTGGCAACTTCTCGCAGGTTGTCGTTACCTCTGGCGTTGTGATCGTCTACTACGCGTAATGTCGCAGTATCGGTCTACTGGTGGGCTTGACGACTCGATTGGCGAAGATGTTGATCGTGGATTCTCTGGCGTGAACCAGAGGTTACAGTTAAACCAGTTACAGGAGACTGAGGTAAGGGAGTCCTTGAATGGGCGCATGGAGGGGTACTGGAGGCCGCGCAGGGGAGTGGTGGAGAAGACCAGTGCGTTGACTACTGGTGGTACTCCGTTGCAGTTGCCGTTCTATTTGATTGATGTTGCCAAGACAATTACTTCTGCTTCCTACGCCTCTAATGTGGTAACAATTACCATTACTGGTCACGGGTTTGAGGCGGGGTCTAGCGGGTATGCTGTAGTGGCTGGACTAACATTTACTGGCACTGACAATAACGGGCCAAAGGTTCTTACCTATGTTACGGCTAATACTTTGAGATTTCCCGTAACTGGCGTTACTGGTGTTTCTGGTACTGGCACATTGAGTCAGATGCCAATTAACGATGCGGCCAACGCCAATGTCCGAGCGTCATGCCTATTCAGCGACCCCAATACTGGAAACAAGGAATATGTGATTATCGCGTTGGACACGGTGGCCAAGAAGATTGACCTTGAGACTTACGTTGCTACAGACATTCCGTATCCGCCAGGACTAGCACTTGGTGCTGACACCGAAATGATTCAGGTGTTTGACAAAGTAATGCTATTCCGCGATGGGAAGCAAGCCTTTGAGTGGTACCCAAATGGAAGGCCAATTCTTTCAGCATCCCAAGCTGGAACAACAACCGTGACGGCAAACGTCCGTGAGCATGGGTTACTTGTTGGAGCTACGGTAGTCATCGCTGGACTTACTGGTGGAACTCCAGCCAATGGTACATTTGTTGTAACCGCAGTCCCAAGCCAAGACACATTCCAGTATGTTTTCACCACCAGCCAGACACAGACTTTTGGTGTTTCTGCTGCCACCATGACTGATGGGTTTACCCTGTCTCCCGGCGGGACTTACACCCAACCACAGACATTCAACATCCAAGCCAAGGATGTGGATGTGGTTGGCGGGCTTGTGACTGCCGCTGTCACTGGCAACATTACCATTCGCGCAGGAGATGTGATTGTCGTTAGACAGACAGCTACCCCAGAGCTAGATGCGATGCTTGGTCAGCAGTACTATGTGACGGCTGCGACGACGACAATTATCCAATGGTATGCTCCTGTTGGAGACTATAACACCTCGTCTACAGATGCCTTTGAGTTTGGAGGTCAGTTTAGCGTAGGAGGTGGGTTTATGCACCAACCCGGCGCACCGTGGGGAGTGTACTTCCAACGCCGCCTGTGGGTTCCTCACTATTACAATTCCTCTGGTCCGTATGACGCTCCAGTATATACTAGCTCTAAGATTAAGGACGAGATTGCGGTTTCCGATATTCTGGACACTACGACTTTTGACCAGATTGAAAACCAGTTTCGCATTAGCGGCGGTACTGCTGACTATGTGGTTGGAATGCACGGGTTCTACGACGATGCGTTGATTGTGCTTAACCGTAACAGCTTGCACCTTATTTCTGGAACACAGGGTAGCTTGTTGGACACCAAAGTTACAGAGTTGACATCCGAGGTTGGATGCTTGGCCCGAAAAACTATCGTTTCCCGTGGCAACATGGTCATGTTCCTGTCTGACGATGGCGTTTATGCCGTTGAGTTCCTTAACGATTACAACCTTCGTGGTGCAGAGGAGCCAATTTCTAAGAACATCCAGCCGTACATCGACAGAATCAACAAGGATTACGCTGACCGAGCCGTAGGTATTTTGTTCGACAACCGTTACTACCTTGCCGTTCCACTAGATTCTGTAGCAGGTGCTAACGATGCGCGTGGAAATAACTCGATTTTGGTGTTTAATTTCCTAAACAAGGGATGGGAGTCGTTGGATACTTATGGAGATTCTCGGTTTTTGATTAAAAACTTCATCATTGGTAGTGCTGGAGTGCGTAATGACATATATGCCGTTACTGGAAATGGTGGTTTGCACCAGATCGACGCTGTTGATAGCTCTGTTGACCGCTTAAATGTGTCGAATGTGGGTTCTCTGCTTGTTACTCCTACAATCAACTCTTCATTAACAACTCGTGGATACGATCTTGGTACGATGGAGCGCAAAAGATTCACAGACGCACAGATTGTCATGCAGAACCTTGCTGGTGAGACTGGCGAGTACATGATTTCCTTTGCTGCTGAAGACCCAGACAACGCTTCAGAGATTGGAACTACCACACAGTTCCTTGGTGGGCAGGTGTTATCACCTAGTTCACCTAATGAAGCTGAAACCGCTGGTATCAGATGCCGACTTGGTGGTATTCGCGGCTATACAGGAACCATGATCTTGACAAGAACACAGGGTTCCCCCAAGATAAACTCAGTAAAAGTCGCTGGTTCGGTGACAAATAGACAAATCCTATCACAGAAATAACGCTATGGGCGCAGTTGATACCACCTACACATTTACCGCTACTGATACGATTACTAGCGCAAAGATGAATAACATCATCGACCAGACTACGATCACGACCGATGCCATTATTGGCACGACTCTGGATGTTGCGTCTGGCAAGCTGAAAATCCGTTCTGCTGGTATTACATCTAATGAGATGGGTAACAACTCTGTAGTTACTGCTGCAATTACAGACTCTAGTGTAACCACCGCAAAGATTGCTGACTCAACCAGCACAACAACTGGAGTCACCACTGCAAAGATTGCTGACGCTAATATCACTCAAGCAAAAATAGCGGCAAATGTTGTTAGTACTGGTCCAACATTTAGAGCTTATGCCAACGCCGGGACTACGTGTCCCTCAGGGGTCTATACAAAAGTTTTGTTTGGAATGGAAGACTTTGACACGAATTCAAACTTTGGTAGCAGCAGGTTTACTGCAACGATTGCTGGTTATTATTCAATATCTTCATGTATCGCGACAACCTCTGGATTTGATCGACTTGTCTGTGCTATATACAAAAATGGAGCAATTTATTCCAATGGTGCTACACAAACATCTGGGGTCGGTGCATTTAGAACAAATGTTTCTGATATTGTTTATCTAAATGGAACTGGAGATTTTGTTGAAGTATTTCTTTCTCAAGCAAGTGGATCTAATGCGACAACGCAGACTGGAACAGCAAATACATATTTTTCAGGTTGCTTGATTCGTTCCGCATGAACCAGCACCTAGCAAAAGCAATAGAGATTTATGAAAAGCACGAACTTAACATCAAAGAGCATATCGCATGGCATATGCAACATGGTGTTGTTTTGTGTGATGACAATTGCTTTGGCTTGTACTACTTCTCTCATTCAGACGACATCGAATCATTCTGTAGCCCAGAAGACGCTGATACCTTATTCGTCACATTCTACACGGGTGATATGTCAAAAGCACTGGAACGATTTGTCAATGAATTCAAATATGTTTCATTCTCAAGAGACTTCCAAGACTCCCCCCGTAACAGAAAGTATTTAATTTCAAAATTTAATCAAAAAATAACCCGATAGTATCATGGGCAAGAAAGCAAAATCCCCGCCAAAACCAAAAGATCCATTAAAAATGGCTCCAGAGCAATCTCAACAATTGCTGTCATATTATCGTGGGCAGCTTCCAGATTGGATTGCGCTTCAAGAACAGTTTGGTCCTCAGTTCATGGCCCAGATGCTTGGGCAGACTGGTCAGTTCCTTGAGGGAGTTGAAGGTCAACCCGGACTTCAAGCACTACAACTCAGCACCGCTCAAGAAGCAGGGAAGACGTTAGAGCAACTGCGAGCTGAGGAGTTAGCTCAGATGACGGGTCAGACTGGTTTGACTCGCGGCCTCATGGAGGCATTGTCGCCAGAACAAGCTGCGGCAGTACAGGCACAAGCACAAGAGGCTGAACGCGCAAGGGCTGCTGCACAAGGAATTAGCCCAGAAGAGCGCAGGGCCTACGAGCAACAAGCTAGAGAAACCTACCAAGCATCTGGTCGCCTTGGTGGCAATGCTGCGGTCGCCGCTGAAATCATGGGTCGTGAGGATACGATGCGCCGCAAGCGTGAGGAAGCCGCAACCGCAGGAGCTAGAAGCTATGACTTGGCAAGCAGGTTCTACACCTCACCGGGCCTTGGTCTGCTTAGCCAACAACCGCTTTCCTACCAGACAGGGCAACAAACTCTTGGCACTGCGATGAGTGCTGGTCCAGCATCATCTGGGTCGTTTGACTATAACATGCCGCTTGGATTCGCTCAACAGCGTGCTGGTGCGTTGGATGCCTACAACATGGCGAAGTTCAAAGCAGAGCAAGAAGCAAAGGCAGCAAACATTGGTGCAATTGGAAAGGTTGCAGGACTAGCTCTAGCTCCATTTACTGGTGGTTTGTCTGCTGGTCTTGGACTTGGTGGTGCTTTGGGTTCTGCTGGATTTAACGCTGGAGCATCATTATTTAACGTTGGTGCTGGATTGTTTGGCGCACCACAGAAAGCAACAATCGTTTAACATTATGGCACTTACAGGAGGACAAGTTGGGTTTACTGGATACCAGCAACCAGATTATTCTGGAGTTGCAGAGGCTGCATCCATGCCTGCTAGGCAAATGGCTGGAATGGTAGGTCAAGCAGTTGACTACTTCAAACAACAAGGCGAAAAGAAGAAGCTAATCAAGCAAAGCGATGTGCAGATCGACGCGGCTCTCAAATTGTTCCCAGAAATGTCTAGTGTTCTACAACCTTACAAGGATCAAATCAGGGATGAGAATATCCCTATCGCTGATCGTGCATTCATGGCATCGCAGACTAGCGACTATATCAACAATGCTCTCAACATGATGAAGACCCAGACACAACTTGGCATTGCGCGTCAGCGTGAGGCTAGGGCTGCATCATCTTCTGGTGGAAGGTCTTCTGGCGGCGGTGGGGCTTCTAATGGCGGTGGTGCATTTTCTTACCTTGACTAAAAATGAATCTTTTAGAAACTTTAACTCAAAGCGTTCCTAATGCTGGTCCTAAAGCTCAAGCATTATTTAATGATGCGGAACAGAAACTGCAAATGCTTGAATCAAGCGGATCAAGCAGGGCTGGAGTCATTAGGCAGCAATTAGCTGATGCCATCTCCAAAGGGCAGAACCCATCTAGTTTGATTAAAGGATTAGATAAAATTTATTACTCGTCACTCAGTCGTGCTGAGAAAGGATCGGCTTCAACTAGTCCCGAACCCAAGGAAGCTAAGGGAGTTGCCCCAGAAGAAGCATTAGCTCAAATTGAAAATGCCCTTAATATGGGTGACGAGCGTGGGATTAAATTGTCAGATCAAGAAATTAAATCAGCCGCATCATTTATTGAAAAAGGTGATTTAAATGGTGCGTCGAAGGTTGCAGGGAAACTAACTCAAAGAATTGAAGAGGCAATCAAGCTCCAAAATGAAGAGGAGAAAGAAACCCGCACCACTCAAGACGGAACTCAATTTTCTGTAGGAAAGAAAACTGGCACGATATATAGCGGTGGAGTACCAGTAAGCAGAGGTATGCAGAATACAGATTCTTTTAATTTATTTACTGGAAGCAAGGCTGTATCGACAACTCCGTTTATTGGCCAAATAGAAGCGGCACTTCCAGAAAAGATAACTAAATCTGTCTCTCAACTTGAAACTGTCCAACCTCATCCAGAGCTTTATGCTCAACAGACAAAGCCAGAAAGTGATACTGGAGTACCTAAAACCACTCAATATATTGTAAGGGCCAGGGAACTTTACAAACAAGGGAATGTTCAAGGTGCTCTCGATATTCTTAATGCAACAAATTTGCCTTCTGTTTATGGTCCACTAGATGCCAGCGTGTTGCCAGATATTCTTGGAGTTCAGACACAACAACCGACTCCGACTGCAGCACCACAGGCTCCTCAGCAAAATCAAACCAGCAAGGGTACTCAATTCCAAATCCTTCCAGACTGACTTAATCTACAATGCCAACCTATCTGATAAATGGTAAAAAGGTAAAATCTGAAACTCCATTATCGGAGGATGAGATTGATGAAATCGCTGATCAAATTGGAATAGAACAACCAGCTGAACAACCCGATGAATCCAAGCCTGTAGCGGAACAACCGCCTACGGATGAACAAAAACCTCAAGCCGAAGCTAAACCTACTGAAGAAGAACCATCTGCCGGGGCAATTGCTGGAGGACTAGCCGCTGAAATCGCAGCCGCCGAAGGGCTTAAATATGCTGGAGCATTTGCTGGTCCTTGGGGTTACGCTGCTGGGGCAACTGCTGGCGGTATTACTGGTTCGATCTTAGCGCAAGAAATCGAAAACCCAAACAAGCCAATTTCATGGGGACGGGTTGTTGCTGATACTGCGCTTAACTTTATCCCTGGGCAAAAGCTATTCAAAGGAGCTAAGGCCACAACCAAGGTTGGCAAAGCACTCGTGGGTACAGGTCAAGTCGCTGCCCGTGGAGTAGTCGGGGCTGGACTTGCAACTGGCGCACAAGCCGTAGAAAAGGGCATCGAAGAACAACGGATGCTCACTTCAGAAGAGGCTAAGATTGCTGCTGGTACTGGTTTTGCTCTTGGCGGTGGACTTGAGATTGCAGAAAAAGCATTCAAGGCATTTAGCCCGAAGGTCCAGAAGATATTCCAGAAGTCACCAAAAGAGATTGATGATTTAGTTAAAGATGGAGATCCAGAAACAATCAAGGCCGTCGATGAGATTGTCAATGTATCTGGGATTGAGCCAGAAGCACTGGCCTCTAAAAGCGATGAGGAGTTTGTTAGAAAAGTAATAGACCGTGAGGCTGCATCTAAACTAGATATGGCTGCACCCAAAAAACCTGTTGCTCAAGAGGTGGATGTTGAAGCTATTCCACAGAAAAAAGAAGTTGGAATTACGGATGAAGTAAAAGAACCTAAAGGATTTGAATATGACATTCCAGAGGAACCAAGCATAGCTAAGTCGATATCAAAATTAACTCAAGGATTTAAATCTAGGTTCGCTCCATCGCTGGTTACTGGAGGAAAAACTATTGCGGCTGAGGCAAAGAAGGCTGGGGCTATTTCAGAAGCTGGGAGAACAACTGGGGCTATTCTTGAATCTAAAATCAACAGAATTGTTTCCAAATCAAAAAATCCAGAGGAAGCTAACAGATTAGCGTATGAGTTTGTTAACGGTAAGATTGATGAACTTCCAGCAGATCTGAAAGCAATAGAACCGGACCTACTTCAAGGTCGCAAATGGATCGGCGAATACCAAGATGAGCTTCTTCAGAACCACTACAACGGGCAAAGACCTCTAGAGGAACCATTGCTTCGTGAAATTGAACGCAGCAGAAATGATGGGGATTACTTGACCAAGCCGTATTTATTCTTTGAATCCCCTGCATACAAACCAAGCAAACAACAAGAAGCTGCTCTTAAAGGTGGGCTTGTTCGTAATGGGATGACAAGGGAGGACGCTGATGTTTATATTAACCAGCTAAACGCCAAGAGAGCCGGGGGTCCAGATGATATTTCCAATTTTGTTTTCCAATCCCCAGGTGGAATTCTGAAAGAAAGAAAGGATCTTATTCCAGAACTTAGGAATTATCTTGGTGAAGTTACACAAACTGGATCTAGACTCTCCGCCACAATGTCAAAGTTGTCTAGGATTAACGCCTACGATACTGCTGACTTCAACATCAAAACAACACTTCGTGACATGGGAATCGCGAAGACAAAGGCTGATGGTATTGCCACAACAGACAAGCCATTAAACTTAAGAAGGACTCCAAGACTACTTCCTGACCAACCATTACCAGAGGATCAACTTTATGTCCCAGTAGAAGTACAGCGTTCTATTGATAGTCTATATGGGGCAAATGTAGATAATAATGGTATTGACCACACTACTGGCGTTCTTCTTGATTTACTTCAAACTGGAAGTTCTGTATCAAAAGCTGTTAAGACTCTTTTGAATCCATCATCTTATACGGTCCAACCAGTAGGTAACATGGTGCTGGCGATGGCTGCTGGAGCCAATCCTTTTAAGGGATTGGGCAGAGGCGTTAAATATGGACTAATGCAGTACAAGCCAATTGCGTCCAGAATGGACATTAAGTCAATTGGTGAGTTCAAAAAGTTATCAGAGCTTAATCTGATAGGACAGTCTCTTATTGAGAGCGATATCAATGCGGGGCTAAAAGGCCCAGTACTTGGCAGGGTTGCCCAAAAAGCATTGTCCCCTTTTGGTAAAGCATATAGTATTGCTGATACCGCATTTAGAAACTCCGTAAGCGAGGCCAACTCAAAACTAATAAATGATATTGCTCCGCAGCTAGCGGTTAGCAAAGAATCCGGTAGGATATTGAATGAGGTTGTGTCAGCAATGACAAACGCAACTTATCCTAATTACGATTATTCGAGTCAAGCATTAAAGACCCTATCAAAGTATTCCGCTGGAGTCAGCCAGTTTGCCACATATACATTTGAGTTAATGCGCACAGCATACAATCAAGGGAAAATGGCAAGAATGATGATAGATGGATCTATGGCTGATTTCCTTGAATCTAGAGTTGGCCCAGTTAATAGAGATAAATTAAGAAATGAGGGATTTAGCAGAATGGCTAAATTGTCTGCTGCGTTAGCGACACCTATTGCAGCCGCAAACTTGTACAATAGCAGGGCTGGTAATACAGATAAGAAAAAAGAACAGGCGTTGAAGGAGAGCGTGCTACCATCTTATGAAAAAGATAACATGCTTGCTATCCACGAAGACAAGGATGGTCAGTATTATGTTACCAATTTGTCATATGCAATGCCACAATCTGACATTTCTTCTGTGTTTATGTCAGCATTTAATGGGAAGGATTTTAAAGAGTCCACCAGCAATGCACTTGGAGCAATGTATGCAAAAATAGCTGGAGACGAAAACTTTCTCATAGCTCCGATGCAAAACGCAATTGGAAACTATGTTCCAGCAACAGACAAAAAAATCAGCTACAAGGTTAATCCAGTAGAAAACTTTCTTGAGCGGGCTGGCTGGTTTGCCGGTAAAGCGTTTACAACTGGTTTTCAACGAGAAGTAGAAAAAGCCACTAGAGCATACAATCCCACTACTGCAGAAGAACTTGGGCTGAGAATGGCTGGACTTCGCGTTAAAAGATACGATCCAGTTGAAGGTGTCGGATTTCATCTTAGAGATGCTAGAAAGTCACTAGATGGCATTAGGTCTATGTATTCATCCGCCACTTATAACCTTGCGGGTGATGACCTTGACACTAAATACAACGAACTTAATAAAGACTATCAAGACAACTTCCAAGTATTGTCTCGACATGTCAATAACATGAAAACCCTTGGTTTCCCAAAAGGAAAGATTATTCAAGCAATGGTCGATAGCGGCATTGGTGATCGCAATACCTTACTTGCAATCAATGGGTATACCCCAAGCATTCCAAGAGTAAAAGAGGTTACCCCATCTACCGAGTTGGACAGGATTTCTCAACTTTCAGAACGCGACCAAATGAAAGAAATCAGGGCGATTGAGGATCTCAACATGAGGAAGAAGGTATTGTCGCTTCGGAAAAAGCGCATGATCGATAAACGCCGAGGGATTACTGAAGAAGATCAACTCTGGAAAAGCCTAGAAGAAAAAGAGCAGATTGACATTGCGCTAGACATGATGAAGAACCATAGCGACCCAGATGCTGTTCTTCGCGGATTGATTCGCAAAGGCCAAGTTACCCCAAAAACATCCATCGACATTAAGAAGAGGTTTCAAGCCGAAAAAAGCCTTGCGCGGTAACCAGTTAAAGGTTAAGAAGTCCAAGTGACCTCTGAACCAATGAGCGACGATCCAAACGAAAAGCTAAAGCGTGACTATGTTGACGAGCGAGCTGACAAGGCGGCTTGGTTCCTTGAAGTAAAGGAACGGGCCAAGCACCAGCACGGCAACACGGTAGAGCATTACG